TCAATGGTTGGCGTCATTATCTTTTTCTCTTTCTGAACGTGAATATTGCGGTGGACGGTTCATCAGCTGTGGGGCAAGACGTTTTGCCACCTGAAGAATAACCACCACCGCAGCGGGAAGCATGAGCAAAACACCGAGAAAAATCATCAGAATCTGCACTTCTGGCCGAGAAAATGGCTCAGGCAGCGACAGGGAGTCGCTTACCGACAGCAGCGCCACCGCCAGTAGCATCATTCCGATAAATTCCAGTATCAACACGCCTTTAGGCAATTTACCGATCGCGCGCATACGCTTCCCTCTGCAAAGTGAGCCTTCAGTCTAAAACTTTTCACTGTATTGTGTTTAACAGTTATAGCTTTTAGCAATTAATGCAACAGGTTAAACCTACTTTCAGCGAATACATTTTAGCGTGATCATTACAGGCATAAATCTATGAGGAGAGAAATAATGCAAACCGTTATTTTTGGTCGTTCGGGTTGCCCTTACTGTGTGCGTGCAAAAGATCTGGCTGAGAAATTGAGCAATGAACGCGATGATTTTCAGTATCAGTATGTAGATATTCGTGCGGAAGGGATCACTAAAGAAGATCTACAACAAAAGGCAGGTAAACCCGTAGAAACCGTGCCGCAGATTTTTGTCGATCAGCAACATATCGGCGGCTATACCGATTTTGCTGCATGGGTGAAAGAAAATCTGGACGCCTGATCGTCTGACAAGCCCTCGCGTTGAGGGCTTTACTGATTTTTTCTGTGCTGTGGTTTAAACAAACTACTGATAAATAAGAAACACAGTGCCCCCAGCGCACACCAGAACACCGCGCTTAGTAACCATGCCAGCTCTTGCCAGAATGAGCGCGTCGGTGAAAAAAACAGCCGCATAATGAGCATCGAACAGGGTGCCGCCAGCATTGCGCCAAACAGAGGTTTCAGGACTTCTCTACGCTGTGAAAAGAAGCTGGCGACTGCTCCAGGAAGAATGAAAAATAGCAAGCCGATTTCAGGATGCCCGGCAGCCCGAAAAGCGCCTTTCATGTGCGTCGCCAGAAAAAGGCACACCACAATGAAGAGGACAAAACAGCAGATTGCCCCCGCCCAACGTTGTTTATGTTTCACTCGTTCCTCCTGACACTGCGTCTATCGAACACATTTTTCGCCAGTGTGGCGTTCAGTAAGATAAAGCCGCTTCGCATTCCATGCTAATATAGGCCAACGCAATTCATATAGCCGTTGATACCTAATGTGATTACACTAGTAAAATATATTGTTGCTTTACTATCGTTTAGGTGCGCTGAATGAATCTGCGCCCTGAATTCTGGTAAAAAACATTATCGTAAATTACCATTTCTTTCAACAGCTTACTAGTAAACAAGAAGTTAGCCTCCGTGAATATAAACGTCGCCGAATTGTTAAATGGGAATTACATTCTGTTATTATTTGTGGTCCTCGCGCTTGGGCTATGTCTCGGAAAGTTACGACTTGGTTCGATCCAACTGGGTAATTCCATTGGCGTTTTAGTCGTATCGCTGTTATTAGGCCAACAACATTTCAGCATTAACACCGATGCGCTTAATCTTGGCTTTATGCTGTTTATTTTCTGCGTCGGGGTCGAAGCCGGACCGAACTTTTTTTCCATTTTTTTTCGCGATGGGAAAAATTACCTAATGTTAGCACTGGTGATGGTTGGCAGTGCGCTGGTGATCGCCTTAGGGTTAGGTAAGCTGTTTGGCTGGGATATTGGCCTGACGGCCGGTATGTTAGCAGGCTCTATGACGTCGACACCGGTTCTGGTCGGTGCTGGCGATACACTGCGTCATTCCGGCATGGAAAGCAGGCAGCTCTCACTGGCACTGGATAATCTGAGCCTCGGGTATGCCTTAACCTATTTAATCGGTCTGGTGAGTTTGATTGTTGGTGCGCGTTACTTGCCGAAATTGCAGCATCAGGACTTACAGACCAGCGCCCAGCAAATCGCCCGCGAACGTGGCCTGGACACTGATGCCAACCGTAAGGTTTATTTACCGGTGATCCGCGCCTATCGCGTCGGCCCGGAACTGGTGGCCTGGACCGACGGCAAAAATCTGCGTGAACTGGGTATTTATCGACAAACCGGCTGCTACATTGAACGTATTCGACGTAACGGGATTCTGGCAAATCCAGACGGTGATGCCGTGCTACAAATGGGCGATGAAATAGCGTTGGTAGGCTATCCCGACGCCCATGCCCGACTCGATCCCAGCTTCCGTAACGGTAAAGAAGTTTTCGATCGTGACCTTCTCGACATGCGTATCGTCACTGAAGAAGTGGTCGTTAAAAACCATAACGCTGTAGGTAAACGTCTCGCACAACTGAAGTTGACCGATCACGGTTGCTTCCTTAACCGCGTCATTCGTAGCCAGATTGAGATGCCGATAGATGACAACGTCGTGCTTAACAAAGGTGACGTTTTACAAGTCAGCGGCGATGCCCGCCGCGTAAAAACCATCGCCGATCGCATCGGCTTTATCTCGATTCACAGCCAGGTCACTGACCTGCTGGCATTCTGCGCCTTCTTTGTTATTGGGCTGATGATCGGGATGATCACCTTCCAGTTCAGCACATTCAGTTTCGGCATGGGGAACGCTGCCGGGTTGTTATTCGCCGGAATTATGCTGGGCTTTATGCGTGCTAACCACCCGACCTTCGGTTACATTCCGCAGGGTGCATTAAGCATGGTGAAAGAGTTCGGCTTGATGGTGTTTATGGCAGGCGTTGGTCTGAGCGCCGGTAGCGGTATTAATAACGGCCTGGGCGCGATTGGCGGTCAGATGTTGATTGCCGGATTGATTGTCAGTCTGGTGCCCGTGGTTATCTGTTTCTTGTTCGGTGCTTATGTATTGCGAATGAACCGCGCGCTGTTGTTCGGCGCAATGATGGGCGCACGTACCTGCGCGCCGGCAATGGAGATCATCAGTGATACAGCTCGCAGTAACATCCCGGCGCTGGGCTATGCGGGCACCTATGCAATCGCCAACGTCCTGCTGACGCTGGCAGGGACAATCATCGTCATGGTATGGCCAGGATTAGGATAAAACTGAAGTTGCCCTGAAAATGAAATTTTTTTGCACAACCGCAGAACTTTTCCGCAGGGCATCAGTCTTAATTAGTGCCACTGCTTTTCTTTGATGTCCCCATTTTGTGGAGCCCATCAACCCCGCCATTTCGGTTCAAGGTTGATGGGTTTTTTGTTGCCTGAAATTTATACCGTTTAAAATCATGATGTTAGAAGAACTGTTTTTTAACGATGGCGACAAAATGGCGGCAGCGTCAAAGAGAGAGCGCCACCTGCCCTGATTTCATTGGATGCGGCTGAACCGGATTTGACTCTTTTGGCGTTGCAATCGAACGAACAAAAGTTTCATGAGTAACAAAAGTATGGCTGCAGTTAATGTTCTGGCACTGGTTGTAACGCTCTTTGGTCAATGAAGATACCTGAAAACTGCTGCGAGTATGGGCGGCACTTCCACACAGTGGGCAAATCATCATTTTTCGAGTTCTCCCCATTTTTGCTAAATTCACAATAATGATACCGCATTATCCCATTTTGCAAACTTAAAAGTTCTCCATTGCGAAGAATCATTCCATTTCGAAATCATCAATCCTCACTTCAAGCTCCAGACTGGTCGTAAAACCATTATCCGGGCTGACGGTATGTGTCAGAGTCGTAATGGTCCATTCCGCATCATCTATCGGCTGTTTAAAGCCACTGACTTTCACTGGCATTTCCGTGTAGAGATCTGCCCGCCCTTCCGCCAGTTGTAGCGAGAATGACGCAACGCCGCGTTGCAGGCGTTCCCACTGCATTTTCGCCGCTCGTTCAGCGTTGCCCCGGTTGGCATAAGTACGATTAAGTACCAGCACGTTTTCATCCGTACCCACCAGGTAATCGCCCTGCTTCGCTTCCGGCTCTTTCTTCTGCTTTGCGGTCCTGCGCTTACGCTTCACCGTGGTGCTTTCTTTCTTCGCGGGTTCGCGGGTATGCAACCAGCTGGCAATTACGCCCGTGTAAGATCCGCGATCTGCCAGGGTAAAGCGGTGACTGTCGCCGTCCTTACGTGTGATAGTGATCACCGGCAGTGGTTTACCGCTGGCGCTTTTACCCTGTCCCTGCCGAATGAATAACAGATTGCCATTTTTCACCGACGCAATAGCACCGTACTGGCGCGCCAGCCGCATCAGAAAACTGCCGTCACTCTCATTAGTCTGGTCTATATGTTCCACGGGTTTATCTGACAGGTCTTTACCCAGTGCCATCTTCAGCTTGTGACGCGCGGCTATTTCCTTCACCACTTCCCCAACTGTGGTCTTGTGCCACGATTTTTCACGGCGGGTATTCAGCGTTTCCCGAAAATCAGCACTTCGCGCCCGGACACCGTCCACAATTTCCACCATGTTGATAAGGTCCACTTCGTAGAGCACCTCACCATTGATGGTCAGCTTCGCGTAGCTGTTGGTACTGGTCACTTTGGTGGTGTTGCTTTCGCCCGTCTTCCACTCGCCGGAATCCACTTCTTTGTGACGTCCACGCACCACAAGCTCCACGGCCTGCACTTCCCCGGTATCGTCACGCTGGATAGAGCCGGTAAAGCGCAGCTGGATGCCATCCACCGTAGCTTTGCCCATCTGCTTAAACAGCAGCAGCTCAGTACCGCCAATGGAAAATTCAGTATCCAGTGCGCCGTCATCCAGTCCCAGATCCACATCCACCGCCCCCGGCATACCGCCGCCGCGATACTTCTCATATTTGCGGGTGAATTTCGGCAGCGTCAGCGACTCTACGATCCCCTGCCAGTTGTTCCCGTCGTTAAACAGGTTCAGATGTTTTAATTTACGTGGTAAAGCCATGTTGCCCCCTTACGCGCTTACCTGGCTGGAGAAATTCACCAGGTACTGATCGGTGATGCGCTGACGCAGCATCAGGTTTTCAAGTGGCGGTACTGGCGTGTAGTCGTAATCGATGGTGAGTTTTCCGGCTTTCAGCGTGTCTTTATCGTTCACCGACTCGTCCAGCCAGCAATCACCACCAATGAGATAGCCCTGACTGACCAGGCTGCGCATTTTGGCGCGAATACCTTCGATAATGTCGCGGGCCAGCGACGGGTTCAGCGGTTTGTCCACCGCCCACATATGCGCTTCTGCCATCGTGTCCATCAGTACCTGCGCCGTGCGGGTGTAGTTTTCGAAGGCAAAGAGCGGGTCATCACTCAGGCAGCGGGAACCCCAGAAGCGGAAACCGTCTTTGCGGATAAGCGTGGTGACGTCGTTCTGGTTAAGCAGTCCCGCATCGGTTGCCGGGTCCTGCAGATCCCAGAACACATCAGCAGAAATTCCGGTGACACCGTTCACGCCTACGTTGGACAGGCTCTTGTGCCACCCGGTCTGCTCATCAATTTTGGCGCGCAGACCGAGCGCACGGGCGGTGGCATATGCCGTTGCTTCGGCATTCAGCACCGTGTCCCAGCCAGTAAAGTCAGGCCAGATCAGCATCCCTTCGCGCTGACTGAAGTTTTCACGGTAAGTGATCGCCTCCTGCACTGTCTTGCAGCCATACGCTGACAGGTAAGCAAACCCGCGCAGGCTTTGCGCCACACTCAGCAGCTCAGTCGCAACGGCTTTGTTATCGTGACCCGGCACGCCGAGAATGCGCGGTTTAACGCCGAGCTGTGACTGGGCAGATAACAGGGCTTTCATACCTGTTTTTTTACCCTCGGCGGTCACTGCGCCAATGATATTGGTTGTGGTTTCTTCTTCCGTTTCACCCTGCGGCACACGCACAACAACGGTCACGGGTTTTGCCTGGTCAGCGATGGCATCCAGCGAACGGGCCAGCGTGCCGGACTCACCCGCTTTACCGCTGGCAGTCAGCACATCAGTGATCAGCACGGGTTTATTAAGAGGAAACATTTTTGCATCGGCATCATCGCCCGTGCAGACCATGCCCACGATGGCGGTGCTCACCGTGGTAATGGATCGGGTGCCTTCGTTGACTTCAACAACGCGCACTCCGTGGTGGTAATCCTGAGCCATAAGGCAGTCTCTCCGGTTGTAGAGGGGGTCTGCCTATGTTCTGGTTGATACGCGCAGGGTGCACGCGATGGGGATTGTATGGGAAATGGCACAACAGCGCCATGAGGGCTTTTCATAAAATAATCAATATATCTCAATATGTATTGATTATTATACGCAAATCTATTTTACTATTGCGCATCTGTCATCCATTTAAATCAGATTGAATACTATATGAAAAGAGATATTTCTTTAGACCTGTTACGTATTATTTGTTGTATTTTTGTAATAGGAATTCATGTCACGCCCGACTATGCTTATACTGTTACCAGTAACCAAACAGAAAGTATACAAATACAAACTCTTTTTGCACAATCAATTGTACGCATTGGTTTACCAATATTCTTTATGTTAAGTGGATACTACCTACTCAACAGACAAAATAGCACTCCACTTTTGTTTTATAAAAAAAGAATCCCCGCCATTATTATCCCTTTTGTAATATATTCATTAGCACATTACTATATTATTAGCTGGAATAATGGAACGTCATCGAATTTACTTGAATATTTCTCATTAATATCTAAAAGCACTATTTCACTCTCTGTGCATTTCTGGTTTGTTTATGCCTTTATCGGTTTGTATTTAACCGCTCCAGCAATTCAATACATAGTCAATAAAATCCCACAAGCCGACAGCCTTAAGGTGATTATAGTTTTGGCTTTCATTTTTTATTATTCATTATACTCATACTCTCTAAGCCAATCCTCTCAATACTACCATCATTTAATCCCATTACAGAGCATAGATACATGGGTTTTATATTTTGTTGTCGGCGGATTATTAAAAAGAGTTGACATTAAAACACATTATATTGTATATAGCATCCCTTTTATATTTTTACTACATGTGATGTTTGTTTATTTTAGCGTTAACAAATATAACTTTAACATATACCCATTTGACTCAGGGATTAATATGTTGTTAATGTGTTCCTTGATAGTAATTGCATTTACAAAAATAAACATCAATAATAAAAAAATAATTTTAATCATTGAAAAAATAGCACCTCTGACATACGGAATTTATTTAATTCATGTTTGTGTTTTCAGAGTCTTAGAGAAATATTTCAATATTCCTTTTATCGTGGACAACATTTTACTAAAAACAACATCCCTGTCTTTAGTCATTTTTTTTATCAGCCTTGGTTTAAGCTTGATTATTGATCGGTTGTTTGTTAATCCAATTCTCAGACTGAATCGTTAAATGGCTTAGTCGGAAAGGCTGTATCAGAGGCTTTTGATGGATCAATAGCCTCTAATGCTTCAATATAATCAAGCCATATGTTATACATTTCCAGTTCAGTAGCATTCAGTCTCCCAAGCAATGCTTTCCCCTGCCATTGTTTGTTATTTATATAATTTACAGCTTCTATTATACGTGCTTGTTTTTCAGTTTTTGCTTTAGCCACTAACTCTGTATATGTGAGTGGTGGCGTATCAATCCATGCAGGCATACCATTATCATCTGCCCCAAGAATTTTTCCTTCCGGAGGTTGTTTCATGAATTCACAAGCAGTCTCATTTGAAATATCCACCCCTTCCTTAGGCCACATTCCATTTCTTTCATATTCATTTTTTAATATATACGCCATAAATCTGGCATTTACCTTATCCCATATGAAATCATAAGAAGAATCATGTTGATAATCATCACAACTTTTCATATTTAATATCCAAATGCAATAAATACAGCGCCTGAAACTTTTGAATCACTGCTGGTTCCTGATGTCAAACAAGTTACAGCAGTAAACCCATCATTATATATACTTTCGCACGACGTAACGACTTGTGCATATGTCATTTTTGTGACAAACACACCCCATACTCCGTTAGGGAATGGCGTTGGATATGTAATAGGAAGCTGTTGTGGAATACCAATAGTTGTACTATTAGGAAGATTTCTTCGAAATATTTGTATAATTAAACCATTCGGACCTTTAACCAACAAATTATCGCTTCCTTTTCCTGTTAGCTGAAAATAGCTCATGTCAGGGATTTCATAACTATTAGCATTACCAACATTTCTACCTGCCGCATTTCCCAAATGCCCTAAACCAAGATAAGTAAGAATTCCTTCTATATCCTTTCCACTCAAATTAGTCAGCGTATTATCCAGCGGTTGTTTGCCTGCCAGCGCATTAAGCATTGTCGTGGCAAAGTTCGGGTCATTCCCCAGCGCCGCCGCCAGTTCGTTCAGTGTATCCAGTGCCGCAGGTGCAGACCCCACCATTGCTGCAATTGCCGATTTCACAAAAGCTGTAGTGGCAATCTGTGTATTGTTGACCGACTGCGCCGCCGTGGGGGCTGTTGGCGTTCCGGTGAGTGCCGGACTCGACAACGGTGCTTTTAGTGCCAGCACATTGTTAATGGTGGTACTGAAATTCGGATCATTGTTAATGGCTGCGGCTATTTCTTTCAGCGTGTCCAGCGTGGCTGGCGCACCATTAATAAGGGCCGTCAGTGCCGCCTGAACAAACGCAGTGGTCGCAACCTGCGTGGTATTATTCCCCGCCGCTGGCGTTGGCGCTTTGGGGGTTCCGGTAAACGTCGGACTTTCTTTGGGTGCATACTGTGAATGTGGGTCCTGTGCGGCAAGGTGTTTTGCCATCAGGTCATCCACATACACCTTCAGCTCCAGTACCTTGTCATCCACATACTTGCGGGTTGCCAGCACTACAGCAGGATCGATTTTCAGGGTGATATTTTCCGTGCTGCTGGTAATCAGCACCATGCGCACGGTCTGGGTGCGCCCGCTGCCTTCAGCCAGTTGCGGCTTATAGCTTTCCGGGCAGTTGCCCACGGCAATCAATGCCCCGGACTCATCAAACAGGCCCACTTCACGTATCCACCAACCTCCCTCGTTTTCAGGGATCACCTGTTCGGCAATAATCTGGCTGCTGTTCTGCGGGTCGATATAGAGCATATTCAGCGCAGCCCGGCGTTTCTCATTTACCAGTGCCGTCTGCTTTGCGTCCGGCGTTGGCAATGTTCCGCCGCCATCGCCGACCGCCATATGGGTAATTTTTAAAGGCACACCGAGCGCGGCGGCGCTGGCAAGTTTCGCCGCGCCAATATCCGTCAGCAGGGTATAAAATTTTGTGCTCATGGATTCACTCTCATTGTGTCAATAACATGGACCGCCCCGCCTTCATGCGCGGTGCCGCCGGAAATAATTGTTTCGTTGATATACGGATAGATCGTGATTTCTTCACCAAGATAGCTGGCGGCTCCCACCCAATGCGGGCCGCTGGTCTGCAGATTGATGGACATGCCGATCATGTGACGGCTACATGGTTTGGCATCGCTTATCAGCCGCTCAAGCTCCAGATAGGTATCTTCAGTGATGCCCTGGTCCTGCACACCAATGTCCAGGCGAAACGTACCCGGTGTTTCTCCGGTCTGCCACCACTCAATAATGCGGATCAGGAAGCCGAACGGCTCCACCACCCGCCGCACGGCACTGGTGGTTCCTTTATGCTGATGAATATAAAAAGCATCCTTCACCACCTGTCGTTTGACGCTTTCCGTCCAGCCCTCGTCCCAGCGATCCACAGAGAACGCCCAGGCGAGATAAGGCAGGAAACTGATCGGACAGGTCGTTGGATTCCACAAGTCACGCAGCGGCACCTGCAGATCAGAAATCCCGCTGCAGGTTTGCGCCAGTCGGCGCTCCAGTGGCGTTGAACCCGGTGGCAGCAGACTATTCATCCGTTCCTCCGTTGGTTACGCTCCACTGCGTACATGATGCCGCCTGTGTTTTGTTCAGGACCACATCCGCCAGAGGAGAAGCCAGCTCCACACGCTGCACACCCTCAACATGCAGGGCGGCAAAGATGGCGCTACGGCGAATATCCCGACCAAGACGCGTCTGACTGGCGATGTACTTCTGCAGGCTGGCTTTTGCCGCTGCCATTACCGGCTCTGCTTCCGGTCAGCGAACTTCGGGCTGACTTCCATAGAGGTGAATAATTTCTGGCCTTTTTTCACCAGTTCCACCAGGGACTCCGTTGGCTCAACGTCGGCATACAGCGCCATCTTGCCTGCCAGCGGACCTTCCGTGATTTCTTCAGCAAACAGCGCCGTCACCTTGCCGTAGCGGTTAAAGGTGCTGTCCGGCAGATAAGACTTGATGTGCTCAAGGTTAATCAGCGCGGTATACACCGCCGGGTTGTAGCTGGCTGCCATCTGTTCCAGCCATTCTCGCTGGATTTCGCGTCCGTCGGTGGTGGCACCTTCCACCCCGATGCGAAAACGCTTTGCTTTCACTGTCATGAGCCGTGCTCCGTTAGAAAAAACTTACTGGAGCCTTATGGTTGCGGTGATGGGGGCAGTGAAACAATGCGCGGTATTTGTACCGACAACCACACAAACCGCAGGCGGGGAAAGCCTTCATTCAAGGCTGTAGGTTTGTGCCATGAACACCACACTGACACCCGCAGATCTCGATCCCCGTCGGCAGGCCATGCTGCTGTACTTTCAGGGATACCGCGTAGCCCGCATTGCTGAAATGCTGGGCGAGAAAGTTGCAACCGTTCACAGCTGGAAAAAACGCGACAAGTGGGGTGACTATGGGCCGCTGGATCAGATGCAGCTCACCACCGCCGCACGCTACTGCCAGCTCATCATGAAGGAGCACAAAGAAGGGAAAGATTTCAAAGAGATTGACCTGCTGGCGCGCCAGTCTGAGCGCCACGCGCGGATCGGCAAGTTTAACAATGGCGGCAACGAATCCGACTTAAACCCTAACGTCGCCAACCGCAACAAAGGCCCACGCCGTCAGCCGGAAAAGAATGTTTTCACCGATGAGCAGATTGAGAAGCTGGAAGAAATCTTCCATTCCTCCATGTTCAACTACCAGCGCCACTGGTGGGAAGCCGGAAAAACCAACCGCATCCGCAACCTGCTGAAGTCACGCCAGATCGGCGCGACCTTTTACTTTGCCCGTGAAGCCCTGATTGACGCCCTGCTGACCGGACGTAACCAGATTTTCCTTTCCGCCAGCAAGGCACAGGCCCACGTCTTTAAGCAGTACATCATCGACTTCGCCAAAGAAGTGGAGGTGGAGTTGAAAGGCGATCCGATGGTGCTTCCTAACGGGGCCACGCTTTACTTCCTCGGCACCAATGCCCGCACTGCCCAGAGTTATCACGGCAACCTGTATCTGGATGAATATTTCTGGATACCGAAATTCCAGGAGCTGCGCAAAGTGGCTTCCGGTACCGCACCTGCAGCAACACGCCCGATCTCTGCGGTTGCACTCATGACGTAATGTGGCAGTTTCTCTTTTGCCACCTCATTAATTGGTACGCATGGCAGGCAGTGAATCTGTGCCAGAAAACCATCTACCAACGTTGAATCTTCAGTCAGATCGGTAAGCAGCCAGATTTCTGGTGCGGTTAATAAATGAGGTTGAGCTGGGTTCAGCTTGTTCCGCAGAATCTGCACATTCATGCCCGCACGTTCTGCCAGTTGCACCAGATTGTGGCGCAGTGCGAATGCACGACAGGCTTCATCAAAATGTGGATGTTTGGAAACTTGGTAATCAAACATGGTTTTCAACTCCGAACTTATCGCAAAATCGAACTCAGCGTCTTATTGCGAAAATAGACGTCTATTAAGCAGACAAAGCATCAACAGTCAGAGCAGCCAGGTTAATCATTACCTTTTCACGTTTTTTGTCTTTACGAAGACGATGACGAGGTAGTCGGCCATCAGCCAACATGTCGTTAATCGTATCAATAGAAAGGCCAGTCAGTTCGCTATAACGTTCGATTGTGACATGTGGTGTATTCAGAGTAATTGAAATGTTAGGTGTCATAAGGCAACATTCCTTCTAGATATGGCTTGTGGCGAGCCGTTGTTTGTCGTGATTAGTAGTGAAGGCTCCAAAAGAACACTTCTGGTTCAACTTTAAGATCGCTTTTGGAATCTGTCAACGAATTTTGGATTTCTTTGGAGGACTTGTGGATTTCAATAGCGGCGGTAAGAAAGCCATAGAACGTTTAGTTGAAGCATATGGGTTCGGTACCCGTCAGGCTCTCTGTGATCATTTAGGTGTTTCTAAGAGCACCATGGCAACGCGCTATATGCGTGATATTTTTCCAGCAGATTGGGTAATCCAGTGCGCCCTTGAAACGGGCACCTCGCTTAATTGGCTAACAACAGGGCATGGTTCAAAGCAAGCATCAGCAAATACAAATACTATAGAAGTAGAAAAATATTTATTGTCTGATGGAGCATTGCAGAAAGACGGTTTTTATATTTTTGATAAGGGATTTCTACCCTCTACGTTTAAAAAACCTTTTGTCATCACAGATAACAATTCTGAATTTATTTGTGATAAAGAATTTGATGATATACGTGATGGTAAATGGGTAATAAGTATTGATGGCGAAATAACGATCCGTGACATTACTCGTTTACCCGGTGGAAGAATCTTCGTCGAGGGTGGAAACAGAGCCTTCGAATGCAAGATAGAAGACATTGAAATAATTGGTAAAATTATAAGTTTAACAGTCAAGCATGTTAAATAGTACCGGGAGGAAACTATGCTTGGTAAGGTATTTTTTGTGGTTTTGTCATGTTCTTTGTTATTAAACCCACTAACTACCTATGCTAGAAATTATCCCTGCTCAGGGAAAAAGGGAGGTGTTTCTCACTGTACCTCAGATGGCAAATTCGTTTGCAATGATGGAACTATTAGTAAATCCAAAAAAATCTGTACTAAAAACTCACGATAACTTTTGCTTTTATATCTGCGTCTAAAATAAAAATGAGCCGCAGGTTAACCGCAAAAGTTACATGCTCACATAGCAAAAAGAATAGCCAACTTCATGATGGCTTCAGTGAGATGTATGGTCGTAGGATTTCATACATTGACACTGGTTATACATACAGTAAAAATGCTCTCTACTGGAGGGCATTTTTTATGGCAGTACGAAAACTCACCACAGGGAAATGGCTTTGCGAATGTTACCCCGCCGGACGTAGTGGGCGTCGTGTGCGTAAACAATTCGCCACCAAAGGCGAAGCTCTGGCTTTTGAGCGCCACACGATGGAAGAAACCGAAGCAAAGCCCTGGCTGGGTGAATCAGTGGATCGTCGAACACTGAAAGACGTAGTTGAGCTATGGTTCAAACTACATGGTAAATCTCTGACAGCTGGGCAGCATGTCTATGACAAATTGCTGTTGATGGTTGACGCTCTGGGTAATCCTCTTGCAACCGATCTCACCTCTAAAATGTTTGCCCACTATCGAGATAAACGCCTGACAGGCGAGATCTACTTCAGCGAGAAATGGAAGAAAGGAGCAAGCCCGGTCACCATTAACCTGGAGCAAAGCTATCTAAGTAGTGTTTTTAGCGAACTATCCCGTCTGGGCGAATGGTCGTATCCGAACCCACTGGAGAACATGCGAAAATTCACCATCGCAGAAAAAGAGATGGCATGGCTTACCCATGAGCAGATTGTTGAATTGCTGGCTGATTGCAAACGTCAGGACCCAATTCTGGCACTGGTAGTTAAGATATGCTTAAGCACAGGCGCACGCTGGCGTGAAGCCGTAAATCTTACCCGCTCACAGGTGACCAAATACCGAATTACCTTTGTCAGAACGGAGGGGAAGAAAAACAGAAGCATCCCTATCAGTAAAGAGCTTTACGAAGAGATCATGGCGCTTGATGGGTTCAATTTCTTTACAGACTACTATTTTCAATTTTTATCCGTGATGGAAAAAACGTCTATCGTGCTCCCTCGCGGTCAACTCACACACGTTCTGCGCCATACGTTTGCGGCGCACTTCATGATGTCGGGTGGAAACATTCTCGCCTTACAAAAAATTCTCGGACACCACGATATAAAAATGACTATGCGTTACGCACATCTGGCACCAGATCATCTGGAAACGGCGCTCCGTTTCAATCCTCTGGCAACGCTGCCAAGTGGCGACAAAGTGGCGGCAGCGGTTGGCATTACCCCGTAA